CGCTGCAGGATCAGGCGAGAAGATGCGTAAGGTAGGGGCTAAGGGTGCTCCTACTGCTAAAGCTTTTAAGGAAGCTGCTAAGACAGCTAAGAAGAAATGATTAAGAAGGGTAAAGAAACCTTTGCTGGGTATAACAAACCTAAGCGTACTCCAGGACATCCTACTAAATCCCATGCTGTACTAGCTAAGTCTGGAGATACGGAGAAGCTTATTCGTTTTGGTCAACAAGGTGTAAGCGGAGCAGGTTCAACTCCTAAGACACCAGGAGAAAAGGCTAGACAAAAGAGCTTCAAAGCTCGGCATGCTGCGAATATCGCTAAAGGCAAGCTATCTGCTGCGTATTGGGCTGATAAAGTTAAGTGGTAGGGTATTGACTTTTAATCAATTTTATGGTATAATATAGAGATATGAACTACATTCAACTAGTAAATGACGTACTGATACGGCTTCGTGATCCAGAGGCTTCCTCAGTCTCTGATAATGCTTATGTAAAATTGATTGCTAAGTTTGTCAATGACTCTAAAAGGGTCGTAGAAGACTCCTATAACTGGAATGCTTTGTCTGAGACGCTGAGTGCTACGACTACTGCTGACGTATTTAACTATGTCTTAGTAGGATCTGGACAGAGATTCAGGGTTATCGATGTTATTAACGATACTCAGAATGCTTTCGTAGAAGTAGCAGCTACTAAGTGGATGGATCAGCAGTTCTTAATGACTACTCCTCAGAAGGGATCTCCTGCATACTATAACTTTAACGGTACTAACTCCAACGGAGATACTCAGGTAGACTTATACCCTATTCCTAATGGTGCTTATAACCTTCGTTTTAACATTATTAAACCACAAGTACCCTTAGCAGTTAATGCTGATAATTTACTAGTACCTGAAGAGCCTGTAATCCTAGGTGCTCTTGCAAGGGCTCAGGCAGAGCGTGGTGAAGACGGAGGAGTCCAGGCTGGGGAGACATATCAACTAATGAAACAAAGCCTAGCAGACGCTATAGCACTTGAATCAGGACGGTATATAGAAGAACAAGAGTGGGTCTGGAACTAATGGCTAGTCCACTACAAACAGCTTCAGTAGCAGCTCCTGGGTTCTACGGATTAAACACTCAAGAGAGTAGTGTTACATTGTCTTCAGGGTATGCTCTGAAAGCACAGAACTGTGTGATTGATAAGTATGGTCGTATCGGTGCTCGTCGTGGCTGGACACCTGTTAATACTACTATCAATGCAGATTTAACATCTAGTAATCCAGTAGAGTTTATCTTTGAAGTAGTCACTGGTGGCGGTACTGAAGTACTTAGTGCTGGTAATAATAAGTTATTCGTAGGTACAACTACGATGACTACTAAGACAGTACGTAATACTACTAACAGTGGTGATGCAACATATACAATTACTGCTAATGACTGGCAAGGTGCTGCTCTGTCTTATGGAGATGTTAGCGACTTCCAGCCTCATGTGTATATTGCACAAGCTGCTCATCCCATGCTAGTTTATCATGAGTTACCTGTTTCTGGTAATCCTTTTAATTCACATGATAGTGGTACATTTGGTTATCAGCGTGTAGGAGATGCTGCTACGTTACCTTCTAATCATACTACTTCAACATTTATGCCTAGCTGGGTATTATCTGCTTATGGTAGGATCTGGTGTGGTGGTATCAGTGGAGATACACAGACAGTTTATTTCAGTGACTTATTAGCTGGTACAGACTTTCAGAATGGATCTGCTGGTTATTTAAACCTACAAGAAGTATTACCGAATGGTGATCCTGTAGTCGCTGCTGCAGCACATAATGGATATATTATATTCTTTGGTAAAAAAAACACAGCTATCTATGCTAATCCATTAGATACTGGTGCATTAACATTAGTAGAAGTATTAAACAACGTAGGATGTATTGCTCGTGATTCAGTTCAGAGTTTAGGCACAGATGTAATATTCTTATCTGACGCAGGAGTCCGTAGTCTACAGCGAGTCATCCAAGAGAAGTCACTACCAATGCGTGATATCTCTAAGAATGTTCGTGATGACTTAATGGCTGCTGTAGCTTCTGAGACAGATCTAACTAAGATCAAGAGTATTTACTTTGAGCGTGATGCTATTTATTTATTAACGCTTCCTACTACGAAGTTTGTATACTGCTTTGACACTAGAACTCCGCTACAAGATGGAGCTATGCGTGTAACTATTTGGGATAGTATTGAGCCTAAAGCTTTCTGCGTAACACAAGATAGAAATTTATTTATAGGTAAACCTGGTTATATTGGTAAATACTTCGGAAATGCTGACAACACTTCTTCATATCGTTTACAATACTATACTAATTACTTTGATTTTGATGCTGCTACTTCTTTAAAGATATTAAAGAAGATTGGATGGGTATTGATTGGCGGTACTAATCAGTCAGTAGCTATTAAGTGGGGCTTTGATTACAGTGAAGGCTATCAAGCTACTACTTATCTTTTAGATACTGCTGTAGTATATGAGTATAATAACTCAACTGTTGATACTATACCAGGGTCTACAGAGTATAACATTGCTGAATATACCTCAGGTATTGTTTTAGATCGCTTTTCTATTAATGCAGGTGGTCAAGGAACTGTACTTCAACTAGGTTTAGAAGCAGATATTAATGGTAATCCTCTGTCTATTCAGAAGATTGACGTAGGAATTAAAAAAGGAAAGACTTTAATCTAAGGAACTGATATGAGTAACTATACAAAAGCAACTAACTTTACAGCTAAGGATACTCTTCCTACAGGCAACTCTGGAAAGATTGTTAAAGGCACAGAGATTGACACTGAGTTAACTGCTATTGCTTCTGCTATTTCTTCTAAAGCAGACTTAAATAGTCCTGCTCTGACAGGAACTCCTACTTCTCCTACGGCTGGAGCTGGGACAAATACAACACAGGTAGCAACTACTGCTTTTGTACAGACGGCTTTATCAGCAGCGTTTAGTACAGGCATGATTATGATGTGGTCTGGTACAATCGCTACTATTCCTACAGGGTGGGTATTATGTAACGGTTCTAATAGCACTCCTGATCTTCGTAATAAATTTGTTATTGGAGCACATAGCGATTCTGCTGGTGTAGCATACTCTACTGTAACTGGTTCTAATACAACCTCTGGTGGTTCTAAAGATGCTATTAATGTAAGTCATACACACACACTAACAGATCCTGGACATGCCCACAGTATTCAAGGAAATCTTGCTGGAACTACAGCATATAATGGATTTGGTCCTGGTGGTCAAATTTATGGTGCAACTACTATTAATACAGCTACACAAACAACAGGAATTACTATTAGTACTGAAGGCTCTAGCGGTACAAATGCTAACTTGCCTCCATACTACGCATTAGCGTTCATCATGAAAACGTAGAAATGCGTAAAACAACAGCAGAATATAGCAGAATATCTAGAGAGAAGAATAAAAATAATCACAAATATAGGTTAAGAAAATTATTAGAAGGGGCTAGAGTAAGAGCTAAACGATATAATATAGTTTGTGATTTAACATTAGAAGATTTAATTGATTTATACCCTAAAGATAATCTATGTCCTGTATTGAACATTCCGTTATTCTGGGGAAGCAGTGGTAAAGGTAATAGAAACAATAGTCCTAGCTTAGATCGGATAGATCCTAAAGGGAACTATAGTAAAGATAATATTTGTATTATTAGTTGGAGAGCTAATTTGTTAAAAAGTGACGCTACATTTAGTGAAATAGAAGCAATATATTTTTATTTGAAGACCTAAAATGAAAGTACCTGTAGTCCTAAGAGACGACTACACAATGTACTTAGAGTTACACGATGCAGCATTGTGGTTTCATACAGATGTACATAAGTGGTCGCAGGAAGTAAAGAAAGATTTTATAAAAGATTTAGATACTTTGCACACCCTAGTTAGTATTCCTTTGTTAGCGTTAATAGATAATATGAAACTAGCTAAGTTTGCTGAGATAATTGGTTTTAAATATGAACAACCTTTCAAAGGTAGAGATAATGAAATATATCAGATATACAGTAGGAGCATATAATGGGTAAGTTATTTAGTAGTGTAGCTAATATATTCACAGGAGCAGATGAAACTAAAGCTGCTGGTGAAAGAGCTGCTGAACAGCAACGACAAGCATCTCGTGAGGGGGCTGCTGCTGCTGCGTTCAGACCAGTAGGAATGACTACTCGGTTTGGTACATCTCAGTTTACTAGAGAAGTAGACCCAGCTACTGGGATTCCTTATATCTCATCTGCAAGTTATGCTGCTTCTCCTGAACTTCGAGCTTTACAAGAACGATTATTTGCTCAGTTTTTACCTTCTCTTCAGTATGCTGAAGGAGCAGGAACAGCATTAGAACCTTTAGCTCCTGCGACACAAAGACTCTTTCAGTTAGGAGAGGAATACCTAGCTGCTTCTCCTGAAGAAACTGCTCAGCAATATATTCAATCACGTCAGGCTTTGCTCCAACCTCTACGTGAACAATCGCTTGCTGGTCTTCGTAGCCGTACTTTTGCTACTGGTCGTGGTGGCTTAGGAGTTCAGACTGGTACAGGTCGTGCTCCTGCTAATCCTGAACTACAAGCATACTATAATGCTTTAGCTAATCAAGACCTACAGTTAGCTGCTGAAGCTGAACAAGCAGGACAACAGCGTGTTGCCTTTGGTACTGGTCTATTCGGTACTGGTGCTAATTTATTAGGCACTCAATATGGTACGTATGCTCAGGCATTCCAACCGTTATTAAGTACCTTAGGAGCGTCTAGTCAAGTAGAAAACATGGCAATGCAGCCTTATCAATTAGGTTTACAATTAGGTCAAGCTGCTCAGCCAGGTGCTACGACTGCTGCTAATCTATACACAGGTGGTCAAATACAAGGAGCACAAACACAATATGGTGCAACTGCTGCAGCGAACGCTGCTAATGCTGGCTTCTGGAGTGGTTTAATTAGTGGCGGTGCTCAGGCATACGGTGCTTCTAGACGACCTGCAACTGCTTAATAAGGACAATCATGGCAACTACATTCGCTAAAGGTTTATTTGGAGTCGATCCTGCAGAATATTCCATGCAGCAACAAAAGCTGTGGTCTAATCTGTACGCACAAGCTGGTTCTCCTTATGAGAAGATGGGTATTGCTTTAGCTCAGATCGGAGGAACTGCCTTTGGATTAACTGAGACACCAGTAGATAAGAAGATTGCTGACATCTCTAAAGTCCTTAATGACATTGGCACACAATATCAAGTAGGAACTGCGGAGTATTACAAAGCTGTTGCTGATGCATTACCTGCTCAGTATCCTGATGCTAAAGCTCAAGCACAAGCTGAGTTTATTAAGTTTAAAAAAGCTGAGACAGATACATATGCAAGTGCTATTAAAGCAATCAAAGATAATCCTGAGACAGTGGACACTTTTGCTGATCCTTTGAAGATTAGTATTCTACAGAAAGCTACTCGTAAAGGGTGGAGCGAAGAAACAACTCCAGTGCCTACAACTGCTGCAGAGATGGCAGATTTTGCTAAGAAATTTGATTTAACTTCTGATCCTGATTTCCGTCGCTATTCGTCTATGTATAAAGTAGCTGATAAAGAAAAAACAAAAGAAACAGTAGAAGCTGAAATAAAACTTCTGAATAAAGAAAACATTGAAGTTCAAATTCAGAAGAATAAGAAAGAACTTAATAAGCTTGCTAGTGATAACTTCACTGCTGGTGATCGCTGGAATGCTGAGCGTGAGGCTGCGATAGCACTATTTAGAGCTGCTGGTTTAGATCCTACTAAGCCATTACGTGGTGCTAATCTTGCTAATACTGAACTTGTTAACGCACAGTCTAAAGCATTACGTGATCCTTGGACTGGAAAAGGGAATGTAACAATTACTCCTCCGTCTGCTGTTGGAGCTCCTCCTCCTGCTGCACCTGCTGCTAAGCCAGCTACGACAACTCCTGGTACTATCACAATTAACGGTATTCCTGTTACAAAAGTTAAATAAGGAAGTACATGGCTACATATCAAGTAGGTTCTTCTACGTATGAAGTACCTGATAATCTATCGCAAGCACAGCTCACTACTGTCTTAACTGAGTTAGCTAATAGAGAAGCTGCTGCAGGTAAACAAGCTCCTGCTGCAGATCCTTTAGTAGCTGAGACAAACAAAGCAGCTATTGATAAGATTTCTCAGGCTATTCCTGATCCAGTTAAAGAAGTAGCTAGTAAGATTGGTAGTATCTTTAGTTCTGGCTACAATGCTTTGCCTGAGGATGTACAAAAAGCAGGTAAATCCACTGGTAACTTTTTACTTGATTCTATTGAGATCCTTAGTCGTCCCTTTCAAGCCACTGCTACGTATCTAAAAGCTATTGGACAAACTCCTGAGTTTAAAAGTGGTGCTCCGATATGGGAGATTCTTTCTGATAAGAACTTAGCAGATGCTCAGAAGGCTAGTATTCGTGGTATTAAAGGAGAAGAGAAGGCTTCATTTCAAGAAGCTTTACCTGACGAGTTCCGTAAGAACAATCCTGTAAAGTCTATGCTTCTCGGTTTTATGGGCGATGCTATTATTCTTGATCCTCTTAAAGTAGGAACAGTTAAGCCTTTCTTTGATACAGCTAAGACTGCTGCTAAGACAATAGATAATTCTGTTGGTATTACTTCTCGCTTAGCAGACAATGAATTATTTAGAGCGTTTAATATCAACACAGGTGATGTAGACAAAGCTCAGAAGCTGTTCAACGACTATCGTTATCTTAAGGATAAAGCTAGAATTGAAGGTGTTCAGAATGCTAAAGCTTTAGAGAATCAAATTAAGGCACTATCTAAGCAGACAAACATTCCAGTTAATGAATTAAAAGCTAAGATAGTACAGGACATTGAGACTGGTAACATAAGTGATGATGTTATTGGGGCAATGGAGCAGAAGATTGTAGCTCGTAATCGTGAGATCTTAGAACAACAAAGAGCTGCTGGTAT